CATTTCTATCACCATAATCTACACTTATTTTCAACTCATCATCTCCAATATCATCTTTACTTAGGTTATCAACTTCACATTTCAACTTCTCAACTCTTGTTTTCTGCTCCTCTGTAGCCAAATTCCAATCCTTATGAATCATTTCATCATACTGTTTAATTAAACTTCTAAGTTCACTCATAGCTCTACTCTGTGCATTAAGAAAAGATGCTTGCCTATCCCATGCAAATTGAAATTCATACTCTATCTTCTCACCATTTTCTGTACTTTCATATTTCTTTAATTCTTTAACCATTTCTTCCTTGCCTTTAACATACATTATCTTTTGTGCTCTTATTATTGCTGCATATTGAATTGTTATCTGTTCCCAAAGAATATCAAATTTATCTTTTATAGATATTTCTTGTATCAATTCTCTAGTTTCTTTGGGTAGATACTTTGAGAAGAAACCAAACTTTTCAGCATTTTTATTACCTGGTGGACCAGTAGCATTTTTATTACCTATGGGTGCACCCCTTTTATTTTTAGGTGCACCCTTCTTTTTCTCACTAGACCAATTGTATCTTTTTATCCATGACTTTAAAGTGTTTAAGCTAATGTCATACTTTGCTGATATTTCCTTTTGTTTCATACCTTTTATGTAATCTTGTTTTACCTTTTCTTTCACATCTTGCACACCACCACCTCGTTTTTGTCGTTTTGGGAATAAAAAAGAATCTCATAGTTGAGATTCTTATAAATAATATAAATCTGTTTTTTCTTCATCTATCTCCTTTTCAATTTTTTCTTTTAATAACATACAATTTTGATAATTAAAAGTTATCATTGAATTATTTAATAAATTAATATCCATTAGTAGTTCATTGACGCTTTTAAATATATCTTTTTTATTTAAAGTGTTATTGATATTATCATTAATTACATATTCATCTTTCACTACTTTTCTTACTTCTTTTAGATGCTTGTCTCCATTTCTATTTTTTGAGATTTTCTCCCACAGCTCAACATCAACAATTGAAGAATTCTTATAATATAACATTTCTAATAACTTCAACAAATTCTTTTTAAATTCTAGATATATAAATACACCATTTCCAATTTCAAGAATATTATTTGGAATAATTTCATATTTAACTTTTAGCCCTGATTTTTCTATAAATTCTTTAAAATTCACTTTGTTTTCTTCTTCTTTTAGTTGTTTTATATAAACATAATTACACTGAAAAAGAAGTTTTTTTCTTATTTCTAAGTCTTTTATACTATAATTTTTATATTCATCACAAACATACATCTGGTTATAAAAAATATTTAATTCAATCAACAATGGATATAGAATATTTCTAATAAATGCTTTATAGTCTATATCATAACAGAAATCTAATACATTATAATATTTATTTATTTTATTATCTTGAGAGATTTTCTTTAATACAATGTCTTTTTCATCTGAATCATAACAAATATAGCTTGCTGCAAAGTACTCTTGAAAAGACTTATGAGACCATCTATACTCAATGCCATCCTTAATGAATATAGGTACATTATGAACCAAATCATATGCTAAATCATTTTCATTAAATTCAATTCCTGTATTTTTTGTTTTTGAGTTGTGTAATATATTAATAAACTCTTCTTTAGAATAACTAATACCTTTAGTTAATGTTATAAATCCAATAGTTCTTAATATTTTATGGAATTCTTCTAGATTTAAACCACTCTTCTTTTCTCTATAATATCCAGCTCTTTTTGAATAATCATGTTTTTCAAATAATGCATCATAAACTTGTCTATAAAAAGCATCTTTTTTATGAGGAATTGATTGTTTATATTTGAAAGATTCACATAACAAAGAAACCATCAAAGGATTTTCCAAAAACTCTTTTATTACTTCAAAGTTTTTATCATCTTCAATCTTCTTAATTAATAATTTTGAAACTTCTTCATTATCATCATTATACTTTTTAATTAAATTATATGCCTCTTCTTTTTTTAGTGGATATATATAAAAACTTTGAAAATTACCAAAAGATAGAAGTTCATCTTCTTCTCTTGATGTCATTAAAAAGGTATTATTTCCAGCTTTATCAACAAAGTTTTGGAGTTTTTCAGTAACTTGCGTTTTATATTCTTTATTTATTTCATCATAACCATCAAGGAAAAATATAAAATCACCCCTTTCGATTAATTTTAAAACTCCTTCTTTATCAAAGTGTTCACTTATGCCATTAATTTCATTCATTATAAAATCTATTATATCTTTTTCTTGTGATAATCTTCTTAATTCTATTAATATAGGTATTCCTTTAGATTCATTTATTGAGCTTAAATATAAATATTTAGCTATAGTAGATTTTCCCATACCTGCTTGGTCTATTAATAAAACCTTTTTATACTTTGGTAAAAAATCATCCTTATAACTATTAATTAAAATATAAATTTCGTCCTCCTTATAAGAAGAATCAAAAACATTACGCTTTGACACTGTTAATGGTATATATAAATCATCAATTGTTTTTTGTTGATTTCTAAATACTATAGTATTCATATAAATATAATTTTTATAACTTCTTTCCATATATTCATTAAATTTATTTTCTATTAATTTTAATTCTTTTTTACTCCTTTGTTTTCCAAGTTCTTCTTCTACTTTATTACTTAAAAATTTTTTAACTAAATTTTTTATCATTTCATCTGCACCAGTTACTTTTACAACTTTGCTTGCCATCATAGCTGCCTGCACATACATTTCTGCTTCCATATATATCCCCTCCAAAGTATAAAATTCAACTTCAAAGGTCAATATCCTTCAAAAAGTATTCGACAACTACAAAATAATAAAATTTTCACTAAAAAAAGAACTCTTGTTATTGAGTTCTTTAATACACTTTTATTGGTATACTAAATTCTTTTGTTTCCATATTATCAGCTGATAATACTACTTCTATATAAGCTTCTTTTTTAAGCATAACACAATTTTTAAAATTAAATTGTTCTATTCTAAAATTTATTCCTTTATGAATTGTAGTATTATCTTTTGGATGCCATCTAAGTTCACTATTTATTTGTTCAAAGTTATTATTTTCTTCAATATCTACTTCCATATTAATAAATTTCAAACTTAATATAGGACTTTTTGCAACAATCTTACTTTTGTTTTCTATTACAAAATCAACTAAGTTATTACTACGAATTTCAGCATAAACATTAGATTTATTATCTATCTTATTTAAATCAAGTCTAATATATCCATTTCCATTTTCATAATAATCACCAGCCATATTATTCTCATTATTTCTTCTATATTTTAATATCAATTTAGCTTGTTTATTAGATTCCATAAAAGCTATAATTGATATAATCAAGGCTGCTATTGATGCAAAGGATGCAATTACAGAAATTATATTTATATAGTTACCAAGAAATTCATTAAACTGATTGAGCATATCTTTTTCTCCTTAAAAACATTACCTTATCTTATTATATTTGTATAATATTTTTTACATTTACTTTTAATTTATTACACAAACTTCTTACATAAAAAAAGACCATCTATAAAGACGATTCTCTAGACTAAGTATCTATGTTTTTGCTTGTACTCTGTAACAGCATCATTTCATGCTTCTTGCTCTCTTATTCCTTTTTCTCTAGCAATTCTTTGTGCTATCTTTCTAACTAATTCAGCACTTTTTAATATTCCTATACTAACCACTTCCTTATCTCTATTTTACATTATACCATATAATAAAGAATAAAGCTAATTCCTATTAAGTTCTGTTACTCTGTTTCACAAGTTCAAAACCTTAACCTATAACATATTTATCATTATCTTTTTAATTTATTGCATAAAAAAGACCATCTATAAAGATAGTCTAAATCTTATGTATTTTTATTTCTAATCTTTACACCAATTCCTGTCAGTCTCACCCTTTATATAAGTTCTAACTATTTCACCACAATCTAAGCATAAGTCAGAATATGTTTTAGATACCTTAGTGGAAAATCTTGTATTGTATTCTAAACCAGTTCTATATATAACGAATCCTGATTCACTAACTGTAGAAATACCTTGTTCTATATTTTCGCTACCACAATTAGGACATTTCATATTTATACCCCCTAATAATTACTTTCTTTCATATTACCATAATATATAAAAGTAATCTTTTAATTTTATTTCTTCATTACACTAGTTATCCAATATCCAATACAATAAGACATAGAATAATATGATAAATACAATGCCATTTCAGTACTATCAAATCTTAGATACATCATTATAACAACTGAACCTAAAAGTGATATTAAAGCTGGAATTTTCCAATTTATTTGTTTTTTAGCACATATTATACCATTAACTAAAAATGAAACTGGTATATACAATACTACACCTGAAATAAGGATTCCTTTTATATCCATCTCACTTAATCCTAAATTATTAGTTATTGTATTTTCAAATGATAGAAAAAATATTATAATCATTGTTAATAATGGTAGCAATACTCCTAAGATATTTTTCTTCATAGTTATCACCCCTAATTCATTTAGTACATTTTACCACAAACTTAACCTATAAAATGTAAAAGACCTAGAAATTAATCTAAGTCTTTATTTTCCATATTAACTACATAACTAGCTCCAAGCACAACACCTCTTATTAATAACTCTTCATCATCTATACCTTCATTCATAAAATTTTCAATATGTTTAACTGCATATTCTAAAAAAACATTATCTGCTTTTATATTAAATTCATTTAGTTCTTTTATTATCTTTTCTCTTAAATTAATCATGTTCATTTTTTATTCTCCTTTGTTGTAAATATAAAAAAGACTAAGTTAGGGGTACTTAGTCTTTTTTAAGGAGTATATTATACACTTGTTTCATACTACCATTATAACTTATCTCACAATACATTGATGCAACATGTTTCTATAATAAATCAATTATAAACACAAGATAAATACAACATTTATATTAAATTATACTTTTTTGCAAAAGGGAGTATCTTATTTAATGCTTTTTTTCTTTTAAAACCTACATAAACTTCACTTATATTTAACTCATAACTTATTTGTTTATATTGTAATTTTTTAAAATACCTTAGTTCTATTAGATTTTTCTCAAAATCATCTAATAAATTTAACATATTATTAATTGATTCTTTTTTAATTTGTAGATATATTTTCTCATTCTCCAATCTTTCAACATATATTAACTCATTTTCTATTGGTGAAGAAACATTATTTCCTTTAGGCATTCCATTTAATTCTATTCCTCTTAAACTACTCCCTCTTACTTTTAACTCTATTTCTCTAATTTCAATATCTAAATTACTATATGAGTTTAACAATTCTTCTAATTTTTCATAGTCTGTCACTCCATTTTCACATCCTTGCAAATTAACAGAATTTTCTTTTTAATTATTTTGTTAAGTTATTAATGAAATATATTTTATTTTTTAAACAAACTTATACTATATTACTTATTAATTAAACCAAGTTCAAGATGGTTCAAGATGTAAAATAGATGTTGAACCTTTTAAACTTAAGTAATTTCAATGTATATATTCGAGAACATTCGTTCAGTCCCATACTATTATATATATATTCTTTATATAAAGGGAGCAAAATCATCAACTTTTTGTGATGATTTTTTACTTAAATATATAAAAGGTCAAAAACATCTTGAACCATCTTGAACCCCATTGATATTACTGTATTACATCTTGAACCCATATCTTGAACCATCTTGAACTATCTTGAACCATTGATGAATACTCTATATTTTTTCCCATTAATTTTTCTGTCCTTTATTTCATATCCAAACTTTTTAACAACTTGCCTTGAGAATTCTACATTTGATATAGGTTGTAATCCATTTAATATACAATACTCTTGATATTTCCTATATATTTCTTTTGTTGATTCATTTTCTATTTTATCAACTTCTTTAAAAAATCCTAAAATAGGATTATTGACTTCTTCATATTCAAGTATTTCTTTTTTAACCTTATCTGGCACTGTAAATTTTCTATTCTTCAATACTCTTTTTAAACCTTCTAACCCTAGATTTATTAAATACTCTATAGCTTCTTGCTCTCTTAATTTGTACTTTATATAAGGGTCAAAATCCTTATCCTTTACTGAGAAACTGGCATTAAAAGGAATAATAATTAATCTATCAAGTACTGCTCCAGTCTTGTCTTTTATTCTAGGTATGTTGTTAGCTGAAAATAAAAACTTACTATAGTTGTTAAAATCAAATGGATTCTGACCTTTTCTTTCAACATTTACCCTGTCACCACTTACTAGCTTTTTAAATATAGCAGGATTAGCAATAAATTCATCTCCTATATCATCTCCTATATTAGCAAGCTTTCCAAATAATTCAGCAGTTTTAAATCTATCACTTAATTCTTTTAAATCAAGTGCTGAGGTATTTTCATCCCCTAATAATGTCTTTATCATATCAAGATAGGTAGATTTACCATTTGCTTTATCTCCAGTTAATATAAAAGCTTTTCTAAGCTCATTACGTCTATAAAAACAGTATCCCACTACTTCTTCAAGTAACATTCTAATTTCAAAATCTCCACATGATAATTTATTCATAGTTTTATCAACTAACTTTGAATATGCTCCTGGATTATAGTTCCAGTTAATTTTATTTGTTATAATAAATTCTGGTGAAAATTCTATAAAAGAATCATCAACTATATTATATATACCATTCTTAAAAGCGATTAAATTAGCTTCTGACATACTTGTATTCTCACTTATTAACAAATTCAAATAACTAAGTACTTCACTCCTCTTAGCCTTATTTAAATTGCTTATATTGTTAATCATTTCTGCTTCTATTCTTGCTTGACCATCTACATAAATACCATCCTTATATAAATGTAACTGGTCATTTATCTTGATTACATGATTATTATTTTTTATGTATTTAGCAAACTCATCAAATAAAAATGAACCTTTTGAATTAAAAAATATCTTCTTTTGAAAGGATTCATCTCTCAAAATTACTTTAAGTTCATTATCTTGTAATGGAGTTTTTAAAACATATTTATTAATAACTCTTATTGTTTCTCTTATTTCCTCAACAGTAAAGTCATTACTCTGTAGAGTCAAAATATAGTTATATAATGCTTGATTTCTTCCATCACCTTCTCCAAGACTTAAAAAATCAATTCCATTTTTTATAGGAGTTAAATACATTGGTATCTCTTGTATTTCTTTACTATCATATAAAATTTTTCTTTCAATATTGTTGAACTTCAAAATTGAATAGGAATTTTTACATCCTAATTTTATATCTGAATTTAAACCTATAGCTAGTCTACATTTTGTTCTATTCTTTTCTAAACTAGTATTTTTAAATAGAAAATGTTTACCTCGTGTTGTCTTGTAAACTCTACATTTTAGCTTTAAATCTTGCACTATTTTGTATAGAATTTCACTACTTTCAAAATCATCAATATCAACTAACACAGTTTCTTCTGCTAAAACGCCTGCAAACTCTGGTAAATTCTTAATCTGTTCATAAGTTTTTAACTTTTTTACATTTTTAAATTTCTCAGCTGCCTTTTTATTATTTGTAATTATATATCCTTTAAATAGGTCAAAACTCACTAATCACCACCTCAATTGCTTAATAATACTCCAAACTGCTTGAGTCTTTCATTTGCTAAATCTATATACCAAGTTTTATCTAGCTTCCTTGGTACTTTTTTACCTATAACACTTCCATTTTCTATAAAACATTTATCTGGTGTATTAGCAAATTTTTCTGGATTTTTTTCTTTGTTTTTGACTTTATAAATACCACCATCATTTTTATTTTTTGAAGCAAATACTCTAAAACATTTATCATTTAAAATCTTACCACCAGTAAATACTTTTTTTGTTTTTCCTTCTATAGTTGGACTATATAAACCATGTGAATATTTACTACTTATTTTTACTATCTTTTGAAACTCTATTAAATCATTACAGTTATTTATAGTTTCTTCAATAGGTGTATTGTTTACCATATAATTTTTAAGTGCTTTATTTATAATTGGTAAATCATAGTCTAGATTTCCTAAATCTTTGATATATAATCCTTTTGCTTCAACTTCTCCATCTTCTGTTATAACTAAATAATTGTTAACATCCTTTTGAAATATTTTAGTGTATACATCAAAACCTAACCCCATACCTGTCCTTTGTTCCCACTCATAACATATATCATCTATTAATTCGTAATCATCTACTGTATTTAACTTTATAATTAATCCATCTGTATTACTCTGAATAAGTTTACAATGACCTTCTAACTTCTCTATTAAATCAAGTAATAACAGCTGTCCACTAACACATACATTATTAGCCTGTCTTGGGTCATATAAATTATTGTTTTTATCTTTCATTCCTCCATAAGTTTTATTAACTGCCAATTTATAGGCTGGTCTTAGAGGTGATTTTTCTTTTTTTAACTGTAAGTTTTTGTCATAAATTTCAACATACTTTTGAGGATTTTTTATATTTCTTGAGTGGTAATTGTATCTAATCATAAGACTTGGATAGAAGGAATTAACATCCACATGTAAAAAATAACCTTCACCATAGTATTTTGTTATTGCTCCATGAACACCACCCCAAGCGAATACATGAGGTACATTAGAAATATTAATTTTTAGATTTTTAGAATAGTCATAGTTTAGTGGGTTCTTATACCAGCTTAAAACTTCCTTATATTTCTCAATTTTTAGAGTATCTGGTATTTGTAAGTCAAATTCATCATCATGTTCTTTCTTTGTAGCTTCTAATATAATTGCTGTTAGTTGTGTTTGAGTTTTACCAATATATGCTACCGGAAGTTTAAAAGCTTTAATTAATCCCATATGTGCTTCAAATTCGGATTTTCTTTCAATAAAAACATCTATAGTTTGTTCGACATCATATCTACAGTATTTTATAGTTTCTTCTATTTCATCATTAGTTAATGGTCTATCAATGTTAAATGATACATTAGATTCTTTTATACTATGACCTTGAAAACCTTCTAATTGTTTTAATCCATGAAAACTAGTCATAACATCATAGTTATTAATTTGTATGTTTCTTAATAAGTTTGAAAACTTCCAACCAGGTTGACCTTTAACAATAATATAATCATTTATTTCTTTTGCATTAAATCCACATAATAGTCCTTTAAAAATATATTGGTCATAATGTCTACTGTTGTAACCAATAAAAATATCTTCTCTATGCTCTATATAAAATGAATTTAACTTATCTATATCATTTACAATAACTTCTTCTTTTTTATTTAGAACATCTATAAATACAACTAACCAGTCATAAGAGAATACTTCAAAATCATAAAAAATCATTTAGAACACCCCTCTCGCTTTTGCTGCACATTTTCTACTACAATATATGACTTTAGAGTTATCTAACTTGTAAAATCTTTTTCCACACCAAACACATCTTACAATTTTACCTGGGTTTATAAGTTCCATCTTTTCTTTTTACTCTCATATTAATTACCTACCTTTTTAATATTACAGCTAGATGCATGTATACACCTAGCTGTAATAAAATTTCTAAGCTACTTCAAATATGTCTTTTATTGTAAAGGTATTAAAACCTTTCTTCTCACCATATTCAATAGCAAATTCAAGCTCTCCATCTATTTCCTCAGCTATATCCATTATGAGTTGTGCATATTGGCTGTATGATTCAAATTCAACTTCAATATCAGTTTCTAAACTTCTTAAAAATTCATTTACTATATGAATTTGAAAACCTTGTTTAACTACTTGATTCATGAATATTAATGAATCTTTATAATCTCCTTCTAGTATTTTAAACCAACATACAAACATTGGGTCACCTTTTTTAGACTCGCTTAACTCCATTTTATTTATTTCTACTTCATAAGTGCCATGTGGTACATCCTTAAATTTACCACTATTTTCAGATGCTTCTTTTATATCTTCTTTCAATCCTTTTACATCTATTGCTTTATCAAATTTACTAAAATCCATATCACATACCATCCTTTTCTTTTAAATTTTTAATTAATAATCTTTCTTAAACTAACTTCTCTTTTTTCTAGTTTTCTTGACTGGTTTAATTGCTTCTTCTTGTTCAATTACTTCTTCCTCTGTTTGTTCTTTTTCAGTTTTCTCACTTGTTTCTTCTACTGTAGGAGTCATTTCTACTTCTTCCTCAGCATTAGATTTTTTAGTCTTACTTGACTTCTTAACGTCTTTTTTCTCTATACTAATATCATCATATACTTTCATTAATTCATTATAATCAAGTGGAATTTCATTAGATTTTACTTTTAATCTACCCCCTCCAAATATCACTTCATTAGTCTTAAATGATAATGTTCTAACGTCTCCATCAGCTACTACTCTTGCAACTATATCAACCATACCTGCTATTTTATTTGCTGCTTTTTCTTGTAAATTAGGTTTGATTGCTGTTATCTTGTCACCACCTTTTTTGGTAATATCTTTTGATGTATCCTCATGTGAGATTAATATTATATTTTTATAGTCAAGGTTCATAAGTCGTTTTATAGTGCTTAAAAACTCCGTTCTGACCTTATCCCATGCTCTAAAGCTATCATCTGACTCATGAGTTATTCCCATCTTGTCATACATGTAAAGGCGACAAGCTTCGTATGTATCTTCTAACAAGTCAACAATTATTGTTTCAAAATCATTTTCTTTTTTCTCTAATTCTCTTATAGCTTCTTTAAATACATCCCATGCAAGTTGTCTCTTTGTCATTCTCCCTTCAACGGTTACAATATCTTTTATAGAAATGTATGGAGCATCAACAAACTTTATATTTCCATCTGTATTAAGCATTAAAGGCTTTTTAAAATCATTTGCTAATGTAGTTTTGCCACTAAATGGTGCTCCATAAATCCATAAAGTTTTTTTATTAATTCCTTCCACACTTCTTCTTTCACTATTTGGTAATAACATATAATCAATCCCCTTTTCACAGTATTCTTGGTAGTCACACCAGTTACATAATTTATTTTGATTTTTTTCAAATTCCTTGTTTTCAAGACATCTTTTTATATCTACAAGAAAATTAATAACTTTATTTGGGTCGTACTCAACCTTCACTATTTTTATTTCAGATTTATCAAGCTCATTAAGTAATCTTTGTCTAAATTGATGTAAGTTTTCTGTTTTCTTCTGTCTAATCTGAAGTTTAGGTACAAATACATAGTACAAATCTTTTATCTCATGATTTGGATGTTGCTTTTCATAAAAATACTTATATAGATGAAGTTGCTCACTTTCTAAATATCTATCTATGTTGTTTGAATATTTAAAGTCATAAATATCAAATACTCTTTCTTCATCTTCATAATATATGGTTGTTTCATTTGTATTTAAGTTTGTATCAGTCATGTATACATGTGGTGCTAACAAATCTATAAACCCTATAAAATCACTAGTTGTTATTTGAACCTCATTAAACCCTTTTGGTAAAATTTCTTTTACTTTTGGTATTAAATAATCTAACTTCATCACTTCATTAATGTGTAAATCGGTTATACTTGGATAACTAAAATAATATTCTTTTACTGCTGCATCAATATCTTTTTCAATACCTGTATGAAGTGATGTTCCCAATATTAGAGCATTGTTAGCATCTGCATTTAATATTGTTTTCACCTTGTCAATATACTGTAGCTTATACTTATATGGGCAACTCTTAAATACTCCTATCCTACTATGTGAGAATTGCATTTACTCACCTGCTTTCTTTATTTCTAAAATCATCTTTTTAAATCTATCAAAGTCTTTAGGATATAGAATAATTCCTATTCCACCTGCCTTTTCAATTTCTTTAATATTATACTTTTGTAGTTCACTTGCTTTTCCTTTTTCTCCCTTGACTTCAATACCTATAAATTTACCACTACAACAAACTAATAAATCTGGTATACCACTTTTTGTATATGCTGAACCTCCCCAATATTTAATAAACCAACAACCTTGTTCTTTTAAAAACTTTTTAACTTTATTTTCAAATTGTTTTTCTGCACCCAAGGATTACTCTCCTCTCTCAAACAAATTATTTGTATAGTCAACACCACTTTGTAAGCTTTTATATATATTTTCTTCAACACTATTCCTACAAATCATATAATAATAAAAACATGTGTTTTCTTGACCTATTCTATGAACTCTCTTTTTACTTTGCATAAACAATTCACAAGATAAAGTAAGACTAAAGTATACAATCTTATTACACTTTTGAAGATTTAAACCCATAGCTCCTGCTTGATATTGTACAAATGTAATTGAGTTATTATATTCCTCATAATTGCTTAAATCTTTTATAGAACCATTTACTATTGATATTGGTCTATCTCTTGATAATTCTATTAATCTGTCTAACTCTTCGTTAAAATTGTAAAATACTATTAATCTGTCACTTGTTGAGTTTATTAAGTCTCCAAAAGCTTCTAATTTAAATTTATTGTATTGACTACATAATTGTCTTTCATATAACATTTTAGTTAGTGTAGTATCTCCCACAAGTTCAATATCATCTGAAATACTTATAATTGAATCTTTTTTAAACTTCCTATACTCTCTTGTAGTACTAATTTTCATTACATTATCTATCTGTTTTGGTAAGTCAAATACTTCATCTGACATCATAAATACTGCTCCATAATCTCTTAACTTCTTTTTTAATCTGTCAACATTCTTATAACCTGTTACGACCTTCATTGGAAAACCACCAATATCTTTGTACTCAACATCAATATATTGCTTCCAATATAAATCTTTTGATATATTCCACCCTAGTAGCTTAATTTGAGAATATAGTTGCTCATATTTACCACTACATGGAGTACCAGAAAGTAGTATCACATTTTTAGGGTTTAAACTTAGTACAAACTTACTTCTTTTAGCTTTTTCATTTTGAATCATTGATGATTCATCTAACATTAAAGTAAAATCTTTTAAATCTAATAACTCTTTTCTTCTAAAAGCTAATTCATAATTAATTACTACTATAAATGGAACTTCAACAATCTTAAAATACTCTATGCCTTCACTAAGTTTCTTTGTACCATTGATTATCCCCATATCTGGATAATATGTTTTAAAGTGATGTACCCAATCGTCAATTTTTGATTTCTGACAGATTAATAAATTTGTATTACTTCCTAGATTTATTAATTTCTCACTTCCTACAAATGTCTTACCAAGCCCCATGTCAAGGTAGTATGCACATTTATTATTATATTCTGTTAGCTTTAAAGCTTCCTCTTGATGCTTATATAGTTGCAACTTATATCACCTTCTTTATTCCTGGTCTGATAAATCTTCTGTTTTTAACTTTCTACTACGTCTACTTTTATATTCTTGCTCTGCTTTTATCTCTGTCATTGAATCTTCACCAAAGCTATTAAATATAGCTCTAATTGAGTCAATTATTTCACTTGCTTCGCCTTTAATTTTTATATTAACTTCAACCATTTTAAATCTCTCCTTTTTATGTTATAATTTTCATATGTTTTTTTTTATTTATTGTGTTGGTTACTTTGACCAGCACTTTTTTTATTTAATGTTCCAACTGATATTTTTTTACCAGTTTTAATGTCCTTAAATACTATATCTGCTAAAAACTTACCATCTTTTTTAAGAGTCATCACATTTTTCTTACTAATATCAAGACTAAGCAATTTCATCACCTTCTTTCAAACATACTATCGCTTATTTATTCCTAGTTGTTTAAAAATAGTTGTCCAATTTTCTTCTTTGAGAAAGTGCTAAGTATTAGCAACTTCTCTACTTTCTTAACTTTCTACTGTCTCAGCTTTCTTCATTGCTATATTAATAGCTACTTCTTTGGCTACTTCATCAAACTCTTTCCATCTTCTCCTATTCTCTTCATCAGATATACGTGGATATACTATATAAACTTCTGTGTTTTGATTAGCTATAATTTTTTCATCATATTCTATGTTTTTCTCTTCATCATATTTATATGGTTTAAATTGTTGTAGTATTTTCATAACATCACCCCTTGTTATAAAATATGAGCTCATAAACTTGTCTTATACTTATTTAATTACTGCAATTTTTACTCTTCATGTACTTCATAAAATAGTGTGTCTAACATATATAGCAGAGGGCTATTTTTATTTATAACTAGTTCTTCTTCATCTTTAATGTAAAATTTTATTAAGTCTTCATCTATACAATAAGTTATATAATTATCTTCACCTATACACATACCAACTTCTTTTTCTATCTTATTTTGGTCTGATATTTTAATATCAGCTATTGTATCAAGTGTATCTACTATTTTATAAAATATCCTTTCTCTATCACTCAATTTGTTACTTTCTTCTACTATATAAGTAAGATATTTTATTAATTCATATTCTTCCATATCACCAAAGAACTTTAACATAAACTCAAAAGTAAAATCATCAAAGAGTTTTTCATCCATTTCTAAGTGTTCAAAGTTCATTTTCTTATAATGCCATGCCACTTTTGAAGCAATCTTGTATATCATATCTTTATTATTTTCTATCTCGTTATCACTAAGTGAAATCCCAGAATCATTAGCTATTTTAATATTAATACCATTCATAGCTGTCTTAAAATTATTTACCATTTCTAATTCCTTATCTGTTAAGTCTATCTCTCCATCAACTGTAATACCTACTATATCCTCATTTATAGCACTCACTATTCTATTATTTTCTTTCATTTTCTTATTCCTCCTGTATTGCATAGTTTTATTAATAATATTAATTAGTTTTTTCCATAAAAACTCCATATTTAATAGCCATATCTTTTATTACAATTACATAACCTTCTATTAAATAATTTTGTTCTTGTATAACATCCAGGTAATTAAATT